GCATCCGCAGAGGCGAAAAGGTCCCGCTGAACCTTGCGCCCACAATAGGCGATGATCAGCCGGTTGTAGAAAAGCCAGAACCATCCGAGCCACCCGACAAGGGAAGCGAAAGCGCGCCCGCCCCGGAAGCGGCGAAACAAGAGGCTCCCGAAGAGCAAGAGGTAACCGAAAGCAAGGAAGAGAAGCAGGACAAAAAGCCGCGGCGCGACCGTACCGCAGAGGGCCGCATCAGCGACCTGTACGCGCGCGCCAAGGCTGCGGAAGAAGAGCGGGACAGGGTACGGCGCGAACTGGAGAGCATTAAACTACAGGCAACCCAGCCTGGCGCCGGCACTCAGCCGCAACCTCAACCTCCGCAGCAGCCGCGGCCTCCGTTTCCGCATCCCGCCAACGATCCGCCGCCAAACCCGGCAGCGTTTACGGATGCGAACGGCCAGCCCGACGTATGGGCGTTTATGGATGCCCGCTCCGCATGGTCGACACGCCAGGCCTTTCGCGAGGCCGAAGCGGCGGCCGTCGTGCAGCGGGTCAAAACCGAAACGCTCGGGAGGCTGGAAAAGGCCGCGGCCAAGTATCCGGACTATTCCGAAGCGCTGAACGTCGACCTGACGCCCACCATGCAGCAGTACGTGCTGCAGAAGGCGCACGGGTTCGAAGTGGCTTACCACCTGTCAAAGGACCCGGAAGCACACGCGCGCATGCTTTCTCTTTCGCCGCTCGATCAGATCACGGAACTCGACCGGCTCGCCGACCGTTACCTCTCCGCTCCCAAGGAGCACGACAAGCAAGAAGCCGCGCCCGTATCCCGTGCGCCTGCTCCGATGCGTCCGATCAACGGTACTGCCCCCTCGGCGAAGAAGACGGCCGAGGCGGACAGTTACAAGGCACATCTGGCAATTCGCGAGGCTGAGTACAGGAAAAACCGGCGCTAACCCAAGAGAGGTAACTCTCGGAGGACGGCACAGTGCCACTTCCCATTGCTAATACCCTCCTGACCCGTCAGGAGATCACGCGCGAGGCCTTGATGGTCTTGCGCAACAACACCGTCGTCATTCCCCACTTCTACCGCGACCTCGACCAGGAATTCGGCAAGAAGGGCGGGAAGATCGGCGCCACCATCAACGTCAGAAAACCGCCCCGCGCAGTAGGGCGAGACGGAGCCACGTATACGCCGGAAACCATGGCGGACGTTCAAGTGCCCGTCACGATCAACAAGCAGTCGGGCGTCGATTTCGAGTTCTCGACCGCGGACAAGTATCTCTCGCTCGACGACTTCCGCAACCGCTACCTCGAGCCCTACATGATTGCGCTTGCGAACAAGCTCGACGCATACGCGGCGACCGTGGCCGTCCAGAATACGGCCAACGTCGTCGGCACGCCCGGCTCGACTCCCGGTATCGGAAACACCAACTCACTGCTGCTTTACTCGCAGGCCGGCCAGAAGATCGACGAGGCGGGCTTCCCGCTCAAAGGCGGCCGAACGTTGGTCATTACGCCCGCGGCCCGTGTCGGCTGGATCAATGACAACAAGGGGCTCTATAACCCGCAGGGGTCCATCTCCGGGCAGTGGGAGACCGGCCAGATTGCCGACGCGCTCGGCTACAACTGGTTCGTCGACCAGAACATGCCGGCACAAACCATCGGCGCATTGGGCGGCACGCCGGCCGTAGTGGGCGCCGGGCAGACCGGAACGAGCCTCGCCACCAACGGCTGGACCGCAACCAGGACCGGAATTCTGCAGATCGGCGACGTGATCTCGATTGCCGGCGTCTATGCCGTCAACCCGCAGACCCGCGTATCGACAGGATCGTTGATGAACTTCACGGTTCAGGCTATCGCCAACTCCGACGGCACCGGCGCCTCGACGCTCACCATTTTCCCGGCCATCACGCCGACCGGGCAGTACCAGAACGTGAGCAACTCGCCGGGCGCCGGCGCGCTGATCCAGGTTTACGGGACGGCCGCGGGCGGGCAGGGCGCTCTCGCCGGCGTGCAGACCCGGCAAGCGCTGTTGTGGCACAAGCAGGCCTTCGCCTGGGTGAGCTTCCCCGGCGACGTGCCGAACGGCGTCGACATGGGCTACGAGGACCGCGACGAGGACATCGGCGTTTCGATGCGTTTTCTCCGCATTTTTGACGGAGTTTACGACAAATGGACCAACCGGTTCGATGTTTATTATGGCGTAGGCGTCCTCTATGCTGAGGGTGCATGCCGCATATGTGTAAGCTAATAAAGGCCTAGCTAACTTAGGCCGTCGACGGTATTTTGCAATTGCCTTCTGTGTTCGTCTTGTAGTCGCTTTCGGCGATAGCTTCGCTTATTGGCGCTTTGTTCGGCGCGCGAGGCCCACTTGCAGTTGGCGCGTTCGTAATTGCCGTCGTTATCGATTCGTTCTAAAGTCAGGCCTGGTGGCCGTTCACCCATGTCCTCAAGGAAGTTAGAGAACGATTCCAGCCATCTGGCGCATACCGTGATGCCGCGCGCGCCGTAATATTTATACGCGGGACATGCAGGGCTATAGCACCGTCTGCGCATGTTCACCCACGTAGTGTATAAGGGGTGATCGATCAGCCCATGCTTAAAAAAGGGCCATTCCTCGCCGCGTGCGCCTTTGTATTTGTTGCTGCATGACCCGCATGGGGTGGAAGCGCTTCGCTTGGTGACTTGCCGCGGTTTACCGCATTTCGGGCAGGGAAAGGATTCCTTAAGCGTGAGATTGCTTGTGCGAGTTACCGCTGTCGGCACTGGCAATGCTTTGGACGATGCTGGTAACTTCGCGGGTATGTCTTGGACAGCTACGCCAGGGCGCTTATTGTTAGCTTGTTCTATGGCCGAGGCCCAACGGCAGTTGGGGGGTTCGTAGTTGCCGTTGACGTCGATGCGATCGAGGCTCGATCCAGCCGGCCTTTCACCCATATCTGCGAGGAAATTGGGAAACGAATTACGCCAGCGGTCGCATACAGTAATACCGCGGCCGCCGTAGTCCGGGTAATCACGCCGGTTCGGGTTGTAGCATCTTTGCACTATGTGTTTCCACGTCTCATAAAGAGGGTGCTTAACCAGTCCATGTTTGAAGAATTGGCTTTCTACTCCACGTTTCCGCCGATCCGCATCGGCGCATGCCCGGCATAGATCGCCGGCGTCTTTACGCAGCACTCTGCGTTCGCTGCCGCAGCGTGGACAAGCTGCCAGCACAGTTAAGCATTCCCAACAGGCGGTATCCGAAGTGCGGCGCTCGGCAATATGTCCATGGGTGCATGGCAGACCCGTAAAGTATCGCGTTAAACCCCGTGCTCGTGCCTCTTCGCGGCCAATGAGAGCCAGACCGGATTCATTGGTTTCGGCTACGTTCTGACTAACTTTCGGTCGTGATCTCCAACATTGGAGACAAAGCGCCTTCTTTCGTGCTGGACGAACGTAACGCTCTTTACCGCATTGGGGGCAGGGCGCAAAGACAAGTTTGCGGTTCCCATCGGTCGAATCATTTATGATGTTTTCAGCCATTCGTGCCTCTTCATCAGGTACGTTTCGGTCAGAGGCGCGCGGCGCTGATACGCTGCCCGCCTCGTTCTATTTTAACACCCCCCTAATTCAGGAGAATTCATGAGTACAGCCGCACTAAGCAACAAGGAAGTCCAGGATCTGCTCAGAAAGCTGAGGGAACCGATCACCGACAACGAGCCGGTGCTTGCCATCAACCAGCGAGCGACGCAGATCGCGCAGGCCGGCGGTTATCCGCTCGACATGTATCACGAGAAGCTCGAGCCGGTGCAGGTGCTCGACCGCGTCCAGGAAGGGAAAATGACGGAGCTCGGGTTCACCCGCTATTACATCTACCGCGACCACCCGCGCATGATGTACCGCCGCAACCAGAACGCGCGCTTTGCTCCGCAGATCGACACGGCAACCGGGCAGGCACTCAATCCGGCGTGGGTTGAGATGCGCACGGTTCAGAACCCGCAGGAAGAGGCCGCGCTCGAGGCTGAACGTCCGCCCGCGGGGTGCGGCCCGTGGAAGCGGAAGCTCGACGAGCTCGACCCGCTGCCGGCCGATCCGGTCGAGGCTCCGAGCACGAAGATCGCGCGCCTCGAGGGCGAGCTCGCCGCGCTTCGACTGCGCAACGAACCGCCGGCGAAGAAAAAGGAGTAGCGCGTGCCTCAACTCAACAGCACGCAAATTACCCGCGCCGCGGCCTGGGAATTGGGGATCGTGGATTCAGGCGAGGATCTCAGCTCGCAGCAATACAGCGATGCGATGCTGCTGACGAACAATCTGCTCGACAGTTGGACCAACGAGCAGGTCTTATTTCTCAAACAGACGCTTCTCGCATTCACCCTCGCCGGCGGGACGTATACGCCGGGCACGATGCTGCAATTTCCGGACCTGCTCACCTACATGAGCGTTCCTGCAGGCTACGCCCGCGCTCTGATACTCAACCTGGCGATCGAACTGGCTTCGACCTACGACGTGGACCCGTCGGCTTCGCTCGTACGCCAGGCCGCGGAGGCGCGAGCCGCGGCTTGTCCGCTGCTCGGCAAACTGGGCGGCACGCCCGTCCCGTTCGGTGTCGCTGCCGCGGCGGCGCCGGCGGCCGCGGGGTAACCGATGGCTCAAGCGAACCTAACCCAGATCGTCTACATGGCCGTGCGCGACTTGGGATGCCTGCGCGCGGGCCAGAAGCCCTCGCTCGACGTCGTCAACGATTGCCTCCAGCCTGCGAACGACATATTCGAGGTCTGGGGCATCGACAACGACATGATCTACAACAGCCGCGAGGACACCTGGTGGCTCACGGCCGGCCAGCGGGACTACACCATCGGCCCGATAGCGCAGGCCGATTTCAATGCGCCGCGGCCGGTGGCTTTCGACGTGGCAAACGTCATTCTTATCGAGTCGGCGCCCTATAATCACAAGGCTCTAAACATCGTCAACCAATACGAGTGGGCGGATATCACCGTGCCCGATATCTCGCCTGCGATCCCGCAGAAATTGTTCTATGACAGGGATTCCGACCTACCGGGCGGTACGTCGACGATTCATCTGTGGCCGGCCCCCATGCTCAATTACGGCCTGCAAGTGTGGACCTGGCAGCAGTGGGCTCCGTTCACCGACATAACGACGCAGTACAGCTTCCCGCAAGCGTACCTCTACGCCTTCCGCAAGCGGCTCGCGGTCGAGATCGCGCCGGCCATGAAGCTGTACGCGAAGGTCGAGCGGCTGCGGCAGCCTTCGCAGGGACTGATCGATATGCTCGCGCAGCAGGCCGATGCGGTTATCGAAAAGATCAAGTCCAAGAACATCGGCGATATCCCCGCGCTTTCGTGCGATCCGATGTTCACTAGCGCCGGCGCGAGCGGCTCTTTCTCCTATATGACCGGTGAGTTTTCAACGAGGCGTTGATAATGCCTCTCGTACCGTTCGGCTTCTGTGGCAGCACGTATCAGGTTTCTTCGCCTGTCGTGGACTGCCAGAGAGCGATTAATGTCTATGCCGAGACCGAAGAGAAAGAGAGCAAGAGCCAGACAGCGCTGATCGGGACGCCCGGGCTAACCAACCTGGGCTCGGGCATGTCCGGCGCCTCGGTGCGCGGCCTGTGGCCCGGCAACGGCCGGCTGTTCGCCAATGCCGGCAACACCTGCTACGAGATCAATCCATCGACCGGCGCGGTTATCACCAACTACGGCGCCATGGCGGGGGATCCGGGCGGAGCCGCCAGCCAGTATTTCCCGACCTACTTCTCGGCAAACGGCGTGCAGCTACTCGCGTGCGACACCTACTCGAAGCAAATCTACAACCTGACCGGCGGCCCGGGCGCGGGAACGTCCGCGTCGGTGTTCAACGGAACGTCGCTCGAGTATCTGGACGGCTTCTACATCGCAATTGCTACAGGTGCATCGCTCGCGAACTCGAACATCCTGAATCAGATCAACTCGTCTGCCTACATGGACGGTTCGACCTGGAATGCGTTGAACTACACCATCCGAACCGGCGCCGCGGATCTGACGACGCGCCTCGCCGTGCTCAACGGGCAACTGTGGATCTTCGGGCAGAAGATGGTCGAAATCTGGTACAACGCCGGCCAGCCCGGATTCCCGTTCGCGCGCATCCAGGGGGCGACGATCGATACCGGCCTCCTCTCGCCCTTTAGCGTAGTGAAACTCGGCAACACGCTTATGTGGCTCGGCGCCGACGAGCGCGGCTACCGACAGGTCATGATGGCGCAGGGGTTTCAGCCGGTTCGGGTATCGAACCACTCGATCGAGCACCTGATGGGGCAGCTCAACGCGACGGTACCCTCGATCGCGTTCGGGTGTCAGGAGAACGGACACACGTTCTACGTGCTCACCTACGTGGACGGAACCAACACGTTCGGCGGGGTCGGCGCGACCTTCGTTTACGACCTGACCACGAACATGTGGCACGAGCGGTACTCGCTCAACACGTCTACCGGAAAACTGGACGCCTGGCTCGCGATGTCGTTTGCCTCGGTGAACCTCGCCTCCGGGACCTCGCCGACGCTGACGAACAACCTGGTAGGGCTGCGCAATTCGCCGAATGTCGCCAACCTGCGGCTTTCGATCGCGAACGAGAACGGGACCGCGATAACGCGCATACGCCAGGCGCCGCACGTGGGCGACGGCAACCGCTGGATCAAATACCCGCGGCTTGAGATCCATGCCGACGTGGGCGGCGCCGCTATGACGCTGAGTTACTCGAACGACGGCGGCCGCACGTTCAAAGCGCTGGCGCGCCCGGATAAAACCATCACGGGTTCGAATAATCAGGGCGGGGCGTTCCCGCGCTACATCTGGCGCCAGCTCGGGCGGGCCCGCGACCGGGTCTTTCAGGTGACTATCAGCGACGCCGCGAATCCGATTCGTATCGCCGAGGCTTACCTGACGGCGAATCCGGGCAACGAGGAATGATGGGGGATCTTATCGTAATCCCCCGCCGGGTTGCGGACCGGACGCTACCGCGTCATGCGGAGAAGCACTCAGCGGAGATTGTTATCGGAACCCTTCAATGAAGCGGCGTACCTCGCTGGGCGGTTTTCGTTCTGTTAGCAGCCAGATGCCGTAGATCCCCATCATTTCGCCGATGCCTTTGGTGTCCGGATGCTTTGAAAGGTCGGAAAGCATCGATGTTACGGCGTTGTTCAGGTCTCCGTGATTCAAATACTCAAGTGCTCTCTTCTTGCACCATTCCATGTGTTCGTCGCGTGTCATTTCACGAGGACCGGATGAGTGAGGCGGTCGCGCTCTTCGAGTATGGCGAGCCGTTCGCGGATGCTGGCGATGTCAGCCTTGATCGATTTCACGTCGATCAGGTTCCACACCATTACGAACAGCAAAGGCAGCGTTCCGAGGAATACGGGCACTGATTGTGCCCAAGGGATTTGATTCACTGATTTTCTCCTGCCGTTTGCGGACGGCAAATCCAGTATATCGATGAGCATCACTGATACCGACGCGCCGGCCACGCCGACACCGTTCGCCGCGGCGCAGGACCCGAACCCGGTAAAGAGCGTACCGCCGTTTGCGAACCCGCTCACCGAATGGCGGGGCTTCGCCGCGCAGGCCTGGGCCGCATGGTTCAACCAGGTCGCGCAGAAGGTCGCCGAGCAGCTCGCTCAGGTAGCCTACAGCGGCTCCTACAACGACCTGCTGCAGGCGCCGGGCACGGTCTACGAGAACCCCGCTGCGGGATTGATTCCTGCGATGACGGGTGACAACCAGACCATCGCTACAGCCTCGGTGAATCCGGAGCTCGCCTGGCGGGCGTTCGACTACAGCGCCGCCGATCAGTGGCAGAACACGAGCAAGCTCGCTTCCGGAACGGCCGTCACTCTGCTTTACAAGTTCGCCGCGGCACAGACGCCTAAATCCGTTTCGATCAACTTGAACCGTCCGACCAACGGTTTCACGCTCGAGGGCAGCAACGATAACGGTTCGACCTGGACGCAGTTGTTTAATACCTCGGCGACGCTGCCGGCGAGCACGACTGAATATTCATTTACATTCACCAACGCGACCGGCTACAAGTGGTTTCGCTTCACCGTGTACGCCACCAGTAACGGCTGGCTCGCGGTTCAGTGGCTGCAGCTATACGGCTCGAGCGCGCAGGTCGACTACGGCGGCAAGGACTTCGTCAACGTCGGCAACATTGCGGCCGCGAGCGAAAAGCTCGTAGGCCCGCTCGGAGTAGGCGGCGCCTCGCCGACCGCGGCATATGCGGTCGACGTCCGCGGCGCGACCACATCGCAGGTCCATATTGCGCCCACTGACGTAGACGACGGAACGTGGATCACCTCCTATGCGAGCGGCGGCCACCCGGCGAGTTACCTGTCCGCCGGCGCCATATTCAACGGGTCGAACTGGATCGCGAAGAACAGCCAGGCGAGTATTATCGGCCTCGACCCGAGCGGCAACTTCGTGGTGTTCTTTAATACCGGGTTAACCATTGGCGCGACCTTCACTCCGACGCAGATCTTCAGCATCAATCTCGCGAACGGACAGGCTCAAATCTCGCGGGCAGGATCGAAGCTCGGAATCGGTGCAACGGCCCCGACTTATCCGCTATGCGTCCACGGCAATGCGGCCGATAACACGCAACTGCACATCAGCTACGACGGGACCGACACCGGCGGTTATGCCTTCGTCGGATCGGCCGGCGCGCTTAACCTGACCGCCGGCGTCGCCATGGTGAATGGTAGCTGGACGGCGAAAGCGACCGGATACTGCCTGGCTATTCCGGCGTCGGCCGGGACATTCAGCGTGATTGCGGGAACCGGAGCGACTCCGGGGGCGGTGGTACCGTCGTTCCCCACTGCAATGCTCACGGTCAACCCGACCGGAGTGGGCATCAACAATACCAACCCGGGCTATCGCCTGCATTTGCTCGAGGACTCGGCAGCGAAGCCCAGCCCGAGCTGGACCGTGCCCTCCGACATCCGCCAGAAGCGCAATGTCGAGCCCATGGCGGACGATTCGCTGGCCATCATCGACCGGCTCAACTGGATTCGGTTCGAGTACAACGGGCTCGGCTCATCACCGGAAGGAATGAAGAGTATCGGTCTTAGCGCTCAGGAACTGCGCGAACTGATACCCGAGGCCGTCGGCAGCGTGAAGACGAAGCTACGGCCCGACGACAGCGAAGACACCGAGCTGCTCGATATTCAATATCACTACGTGTCGGTCCATGCGGCGCGCGCGATCAAGCAACTGTCGGACAGGGTAAAGAAACTCGAAGCCGCGCTCGCGAGGCACCTGACATTGACGGAGTAAACCACATGGGCGGATTACTGGGAGACATTTTCAGTTTCATCGACGCCGGCCGCGCAGGCAACGCGCTCGCGAACTCGAACATCGCGGCCGAGCACGGTGTGCTCGATGCGACCGCGGGCGGGCAGGGCGCGATCGGGTCGGCGGTCGGGCAGGGGCAGGATGCACTGCGTCAGGGACTGCAGACCGGGACCGGCGACGTAAACACGATGATGGGCCGGGCGAACTCGACGCTCGGCGGGCTCATCAACTCCGTCCAGGCCGGCACGTCTCCGTTCATGCAGGCCGGCAATCAGGGACTCCAGAGCCTGATGCAATACGCGCAGGGCGGAGGGCCTAAATTCTCGTTCGACAACCCGGAGCAGTGGATCAACTCGCCGGCCTATCAGTGGCAATTGCAGCAAGGCCAGGACGCGATACAGAACAGCGCCGCGGCTCGAGGCTTGGGCGACTCGGGGAACACGCTCAAGGAGTTGACCAAGTACGGGCAGGGGCTCGCGTCGACCTACTACAACGACGCCTTTAACCGCGCGTTGACGACGTTTGATACCAACCAGCGGTCGACGCTGCAGAACCTGGGCACTCTGATCGGCGCCGGCCAGTTCGGCGTGGGGCAGACCAACCAGGCGCTGCAGAACCTGGGCGGCGCCATGGCCGGCAACCAGATGCAAGCGGGTATGTTCGGCGGCAATGCGGCGCTACAGACGGCGCAGAGGCTCGCCGACATGGGCCTGCTCGGGGGCGAGGATATCGCGAAGCTCGGGCTGCAGGGCGCGACGACGGCCGGCAACTTCGCGACCGGCGCGGGGCAGGGCAGAGCAGCCGGGATCCTCGGCCAGGGCAACGCCATCTCGCAGGGGCTCGGCGATATCGGCAGCCTCGCATCGCTGTTTTTGTAGGGGGTGAGTTATGGGTGGTCTCTTTAGCGCTCTGCCGACGCTCGGCATACAAGCTCAAGGTTTAGGGCAGGCGGATGCCGGCCAGCCGGACCTGAATGCACTGCTCGGGGGCATCATGGGCCAGCAGCCGGGCGGGCTCGCTCCGGGCCAACTCGCGCCCAATCAGGGACAGGCGACCGGCTCGAAGCTCGGCCAACTCCTCGCCGGCATCATGGGCGGGGGCTCGAGCATGGGACCTGCCGGCGCGAATCAGCCGCACCAGAAGCTCAGAGACGTTATCTCGGTCCTGTTCGGCAATCAGCCGCGGGCACGCACGACCGCGGGCATGCTCGGCGCGCAGCCGCCGGCCGCGGGCGCCGGCTACTGGGCGTACTACCCCGGCACGCAGCAGCCCGGCCAGGCGACGCCGTACAGCTACGGCTACGCACCGCCGGTACCGAAATCTTGAGGAGGTTAGTTTATGGGTGGGTTTCTCTCGCCGTACATGGGCGGCATTTTCGGATTGCCGCGGCAGGCGCAGCCGGTCGGCGCGCAGCAGCCGCAACCGTGGGGTGGCGCGCCGGCTCTACCTAATCCAGCGGGTATCGGCATCGGTGGACAACCTCCGCAACCGTGGGGTGGCGCGCCGGCTCTACCTAATCCAGCGGGTATCGGCATCGGTGGACAACCTCCGCAACCGTGGGGTGGCGCGCCGGCTCTACCTAATCCAGCGGGTATCGGCATCGGTGGAC